CAATGCTTTAGCAAGATATGCTAATTGATCTGGTGTACTGTTTTCTGCTAAATCCTTAAGCCTCTTTTGTAGTGCATCAATTATCTCTTTTACCTCAGTCATCTGCACAATGTCAGCAATAGCTTTTTTATCTGCTATCAATTCCAGCGATTTTGCAAGATATGCTAATTGATCAGCTGTGCTATTTGCCGCTAAATCCTTTATCCTTTGGTGTAATGCTTCTATTGCCTCTTTCATTCCCAAAAATTCAAAAAAGTTTCAAATCTAAATCGTTTAAAATTATTTTTTAGTTGATTATGCTCATCTTCTCTTTCGGTAATATCTTCATCTATTTTCTCAATTGTGGTACGGATACGAACAACATCTTGCACAGCAATGTTTTCTGGATGAGGCAAAGAGTATCCTCTACTTGTTTTATCATCTGACATTCTGCTACGTGACAATGATTCGCAAATTTTTCACTTTTGGCCGATAGACAACAGTTCCACTTAAAACCAATTTTATCCTTGTCTCATTGCCATTAAAATTTGATAGCACATGAGTTCTCTCCACCCAATTTTCCCCTATTGGTTTTCCTGATGTTAAATTTACTAATTGCCAATCCACGTTGTTTTGCACATACGCTTTAACATCTGCAGTGCCAGGTATGAGCGCATCATATGTTATGGTAATTTTAGTGTTAGCTCCTGCTGTAATGCTTCTCGTTACATAATCTCCAGACTCTGAAAGATTACCCATGACTAGCTGTAACCCAGGATATAGCACTGGACTTCTTTCTTTTGACCCTTTTAAATTTGCCTTTACTGTTAACTCTCCGCTGATTCTTTCGCGCAGTGCAAGCGGTAAATTATCAGACAAAAAGTTTTCTTTTCCCTCTTCATCTGTTAAGATAAATTCTACATTAGTATCAAATGCTACCTTTTCAACATTTGTTAAAACTATTAAATCTGATACGTTGTTTGCAGTAACTTTTCCAAGATCAATAACATGAGAATTTTCACTAAATTTTGCAGCTAGTAGTCGAAACGTTAAATCTAAGTTTTGATGTGAAGTCCAGGTACTTGCATTGCTTGATGATAGTAATACTCCTACTTGATATGGCTGACTTGTTACCCAACGGCTATTTACTGCATCATACTTGCCAAGCTCTGCTACCTTTACTGCAGTATCTGCATCATCGGTAAGTAAAACTATTGCATATTCTCTACCAGCCTCACACCAGACAGGAGACCAAGCAATACGTGTTGCCGTGCCATCTATCTTTATATCTTTTGGCTCAATATAACTTTCAGCAATGACAGTCTGCGAGGGCATTCCCACTGCTGTTTCTCTAATCTGCACAACAACACGTTTTTTGCCGCTATTTACAAACCATAAATCTATCCCTCCTATATGCCTACTTTCACTTAAAGTAAATGTTTGCGCTAAAGGATCAACTCTTCTTGCTGCGATAACTCTTCTTCTCTCTTCTATAGTAATAGTTTTTTTACCAGTATAAGTTGCCTCTCCATAGCTTCCTTTGTCCCCATAAAACTGTACTAATTTAGTACCTGCTGGAATATTTGCTGGTACTTTCACCTTTCCCTTTAATTTTCCCTGGTTGTTAGCTGTTAACATCTTTTTTTACGCTGTAGGTTGAATAGTTATTCCGTCAAATTTTATCTCTCTAAGCTTCTCACCTGGCTCAAAACCTTCAATTTCAAAATTCTGTACTGCTTCTCTCATAAATTCAGTTTCGTATGAGGTACTTGACAGCATCTCTGTTGTTTCTTTAACACTAAATACTCTGGTTACTGGACTTTTCCAATTCGTGGTAACCTCCGTCCAGTGATCAATATTTTTATTTAGAGTAATTTGTGCTGGTACTGGATCAAAAGCTTGATACGGATTAATTCTTTCTCCTTTAGTCTGTAAGAGCTGTTCTAGTACCGGCTCAAGTTCATACGGTAACAAATGAGGTTCTTTACCTCTTTCAACATCAATAATTTCCACGTTTATTGGTAATACCAGTTCCTTATTTACTATTGCTGCAGATTGCGAAATTCCTTGATCACGCATATCATCATCAAAGAATGGATCAACAAATACTCCTTTTTTGGTGGTAGGTTCTCTTGAATTTGCATCACTGCGTAGACGTTCCTGTGCAACCAGCGCATAAAGATCATTTATTCCTTTTTTCATTGCTTCAAGTTCATTCATCGGTACAGCATGAATAGCATTATTCACTATTTTCACCCCTTCTTTTTCTCCGTTTTTCCATGTTTGGTGAATGTGGCAGAGCAAAAGTTGTCCACTAGGCGCTCTAGGCATTGATGGTCTCCAGGGATGGGTAATTCCCTTGATTCTTCTCACCACTCCTTTTGCATCTATAGTGATTAAATCATAGCGGGGCATTTTCCAGGTGTAATCAACCAGAACCAAGCTATTATCAACTGCTCCTTTCACTTTACATCCCTCTTCACTTATATCTTCAGGGCTTACATGAGTGCGACAGCGGTAGGTTATCAGGTAACTACTTCCAGGAGCTGGTTCTTTGCCAGGTAATGACCAATCAATATTTCCTGCATTTAACTTATAGTCTATACTGTTTTCATAAATAACATTGCCTTGTTTAATTTGAATAATCTCAAGTACTGCAGAGTCAGGTATCGGATCAATAGCTCCAGAGTACGAACCATGAGTAATGGTAATAGTTTTCTGAACAGTTATATCTACTTTTTTAATTTCACTTATTGGGAAATCATTAACTTTAAGTTCCATTACTCCTTGGCTATTTGGTTGAAAAGTATGTGGTTCTGATTCAACTGATTTTATATCCGGATCTTCATCAAAAGAAACACGAATACTGTGAGGTAACTCAATTTCATAGCCATCAACATGAGCTTTGCCCTCATTAATCACAAATGTTTTTTTCCCCTTTTCGTCCCCTTCTTCTCTCTGCAAACACATTACTTCAAGGCCATTTACTACGTAAGATCCATTTGCCTCTTTGTCATAACGAGCAAGAGCAGTAGTTACTATATTTGCTTGTGGTGGCGGTGAATGTTCTATTAATACTCCATTTTCAATATGGTAAATTGGATAAAATTCTCCTGAAGCATTAGTAGTCACACCCTCAGCTTGATAACTCCAAATGGTGGAAACTTTAAGCCTTGCTGCTCCTACTTCCTGATAGTTTCTTGTACCAACAGCAGGATCACGAAGATTTTCATCCTCAAGCTCTGTAATCGTAGACTCTAGATAATAAACACCTATACGCACTGTGGTACTCAGTGGAATAATAAATTCTTCTTTTTCGACTTTTCTAACTGCTCCACGAAGATAGATTTTTCCTCCCTCAAGTGTAACTTTACCAGTTTCTCTATATATAATACAATTGCTTCCCGTTATAACATCACCATCACGGAATATTGCATCGCCTATGCCTTTAAGCTTAGAGAGAGCATACTCCTGAGTCTCGTTTAATTCTGCTGACTGTAAACCTCTTCCTGCAAGAAATAAGCTTTTTTCGTATTCTTTGTCAGGATTAAAGCGGTTATAATAACTATTTAAGGTCATTTTGTTTCAAAAAGTTACAATAAATGAAAAAGTTTCCCGAGTTGCAGATGTTCTGATAAGTGGTACGGTGTGTTCTAAAACTAACAAAATTCCAGGATTTTCCACGTCTTTTAGCTCAAAATATCTCTGCCCAGATGGCACTTTTTCCTTTACCTTTGTACCAACCATAACCCCGAGCTCCCTTATCACTTGATTTGCTGCGTCCGTGAAATCGAAAGTAAATTTAAGATAGAGATTATTAGTTGGTACATTAGAGGGTTTAAACCTACCTGTGGAAGTTACAAGCTCTCCATCATCATCACCAGTGCAAAAGAGCACCTCATCAACAACGCGACGTCCAACTTCCTTAATTAATGTTGCAGAAGTAATTAGTTCCGGTGGTGTGTCTTGAGTGTACTCTATAGTGATTACGCTATCTGCTATAATTGCACCATTTTCTACACGCTCAATAGTGTCTGAGCTACTATCAACTATATAATCTATGCTTGACTGATAAATTGTTTGCCCTGTATAAACTTTTACATCTTTAATAGTGTGGTGATCTAAACTTATCTTGCCGCCTGCTGCAAAAGTTTTTTCAACTTTGTAGCTGCTTTCCCAGGTAGAATCTCCAGACCCCCAAGCAAGATGTATCGGTTGCTCTTTTATGCTCGCAGCAATAGCTGCTCTGCCTGATTGTGTGAGTACTGACATAGTTGATTTGAGCAGTTGATATTATGTATATACAAGATCCGTAGAAAAAACGTCCAATTTTTTTGCAATAATAGGATCAAAATCTTTCCAAGGGCGATTTAAGTGGCGATGTTCATGCCAAGTAACCATACCTAGATAGAATGCTGCTACGTAATTTTCTAGCTCATGAATGGGATCTTTCTGTTTTGAATCTGAATCATTTTTACAATCAACATGATATTCCACTAAATTAGACTCTATTATTTTTTGATCAGTAAAATTCTTCGCTTCATAGTAATAAGTTATACTAAATCGCTCTAAAATTGGTGTACGTTGAAAATTCCAAATCTGCTCAGAAAGTTTATCTTCACTTAAGTGAAATGTATGCTCTATTTCTTCATAAGTAGTTGATGCAAAACAAGCATTTATATCCCCTAAATTCCAACTATCTGACAATACTATCAATGCTTTAGCAAACTTAATTTCTGACAATAAACTCTGTGGTAGAGGATATAGTGCTTCTAAGTTGTACCACTCATGATTTCTTTCATATGTACCGTTGTAATTCTTCGTGTGAGGCTCTGTCTCTCCTAATGTTGCAACATCTAACCTATATAAATCATTACTGTAACTTCTATCATAATGTGATCTAAAAGTGCCAAATTTAAATCTTGGATTTCCTATTTTCAGCTCAAATGAGTTTTTTCTTCCAAACGATAATACTGGTCCTTCTTTTGCTATTTTTACACCTGAGTAGTCTGAAAGAAGATCTCCAAAAATACTTTCATCTAACATAAACCGCTGAGCATTGTAATAGTCATTGAATATTCGCATTAATCGAGATCTTGCCGGTGCAGAAAGTTTTGCCAGAGCAATTACACTATCGACAAAAAAGTCATTAGGAACATCAGAGATGCCAATTTGAAATTCAGCAAAATGCTCTCCTGGTGGTTCTTCTTGAATAGTAATATTATCAATGTTTGCCCATTTCAGCGCCATCTTCAGTGACTGTGGTGTACCGCGCAAACGTTGAAATCTTATTCCGTTTTGCTTAGCTAAGACCCATTCTTTTAATGCACTCTTAGTAGCTTTCTTACCCCAGGATAAAATTTCTCCCAAGCCGTATTCCGCTACTAGCCACGGCAACATTTCAGTCTGTGGGTTAAATTTAAATCCCCGTAGAGAATTTGCATCAAGAGAATAATTAATTATGTCTGTAAGTATTTGCTCTTGCTTTGAAGCATTTGGAGGAAGTATCACCAATTTTTACCTAACACTTAAATCACTTAAAGCAACGCATTCATTATTTTGTACAATTATGTCTTCTATTGGCTCTGTAAGCTCTATATTTTGTATACCTTCTGTAAAAAGATGAGCAATAATCCAGGACCTGGTTACATTCCACCCTAAACCTTTAGTAGACTCAAGACCTTTGATAAATTGTTCCTTTGCAGCTGCGATAACATCTTTTGATGCAGTAGGGTAAATATGCACTTTAGCATGAATAGTAATGGGAATAATACCACAGCCAATAACTGTGAGCGTATCTGTTAACACACGAATATCGTCACGCACAACCTGACTTCTGACTATTTCTAGCAATTCTTCTGAAGGTACTCCATCATTTTCTGTAGAAAGTATTGAAATCTGTACACTTCCTGGTATAGGTGATACCACTTGCGCATCTTTTACTCTTGTGTCAGCAGATAATGCATGATAGCGATAATGTTCTTTGCTTCCTGCTGTTGACCAACCAACAATTTTGGCTTTTATACGCTTTCTTAAAGATTCATCATTCTCTGACTCCTTTCGCAGCACACCATAAAATTCAGCTAAGTGATCAAGGTCATTATCTCTTGCAAAAGCAAGCAAGTTTGCCTGCGCTGCATCATTAATTCTTTGCCTAAGCAGTAGTTCACGCCAGGCTGCCACTTCCAAGATCTTTATTGCTGGGTCACTTTCTACCAATCCTGTAAAACTTGCATTCCGACGCACTAACTCTTCTTTCATTCGCGAAAAGATTTCCTCAAATTTTAATGTTTCAACGACATTTGGTGTCTTCATTTTAACCTCATTACACTACAATACCATCAAGGCGAATCGGCTCTCCATTTGGCAGATATATCCCTTCTAAAATGAGAGTGACTCTACCTTCTTTAATTTCTGTTGCCTGTACACGCTTAAGCTTAAATCGACGCTCCCACTTTTCTAATGCTTCTGCAACTGCTACATAAACCTCTTGTGCAAAACCAGGTGCAATTGGATGATCAATCAGCTCAAATAACCTCGACCCATAATCTCGGCGCATAACACGAGTGCCAATTGGTGTAGTTAAAATATCAACTATTGATTGTTTTAAATGCTCTATACCACTGATTCTTTTGCCAGTTTCAGAACTCATACCACGCATATCATCTACCCTGAAAAGACATTATTACTTCCTGTTTCTACTTTTGCTCCACAAGAAATTAGATCACCAGTACGAGCAATAGCTTTGCCATTTACAAATACTGAATTTGATCCCTTAAGAAGGAATTGACTAATATGTGGTGGCTTATAAGGGTCTGTTGATGCATGTTGTGACCATTCATCTCCTTGACGATGCACAGGCCTACCATTTACAAACACATTACTGCTTCCTCCTATACTAGGGCTTTGTAAATAATCTCCATGTTGGTTACACATATCACCAAAACGAACAACTTTTCCCTGTTTTGCCAAACTTAAATCTTTGTCTGATTCTGAAAGTCGTTTTTGTCCTAACAATGAACCTCTTGTTTCCTCCTCTCTTCTTGACTCATCTTCACATCCTGATTCATATCCACTTAATTCTGATGTTTGAGAGGTATGATCAATATCACCAATCATAATACCCTTATCATTGTTAGCTCTAACATTTTTCTCCGGCTAGTTTAAATCTATTTTTTTCGCATTTAACTTAATGCCACTCTCAGTAATCTCTAGACTTGAGTTCCCAACCTGTAAGACAATCTTTTCATCAGTTATATTTGAACTTGATTTTCCCGTTTTTAAAATAACTTCCTTACTAGTTACTTCCATTTGCGTTTCTTTCACTGCAAAAACAAGAGTTCCTTCTTCTTTGACAGAAACTGTAAACTTATGACCATTTCGGTCATAGTAAATAACTGTTCCATCTTTAAAAACAAAACCGTTTACTTCTTCCTTACTTCCTTCTGGAATAGGATATTTTTCATAATAAATTGCAGGTAAGACAATCCCTTTGGCAATTTCACCAGATGGCGAAAGTATTATCACCTGTTCTCCAATACTTGGTGCAGACCAACTTCTGTCTTCTCCAGCTCTTGCTGTTACCCATGGCAACCAGTCTGTTAATATATTACCTATCATTTTTACACGTACCTTAGCCGTTCCACAGCCTACTTCTTCCACTGTGCCAACTCTAATCAAGTTATTAAGTTTTATTAGTAAATTTGCATTTTCAAAACTATTCAGCATTTTTGCCAACCTTTACATATTTATGCTTATTGGCAACTCCAATATCAGGCGTAAACCTAATGTAAACAGTACTCGGCGGAATACTACTCTCTGCCCATACTGAATCACCAAGATGTAATTCATGCACCCACTCTACCATCCACACTAAATATGCATCGAGCTCTGGCCTAAAATCATCTCCTCCTCCTAAGATAAATTCTCCTGGTGAAATTTTTTCCACTTTCCAAGTGTTTTTATTTACCACTCTTGCTACTTCTGCCGCCAATGATCTGACAATAATGGGTGCATTTTTTATTGCGCTATCGATCACTATTCGTGCCTCAAATTTTGCTCTCAGCGCTAGTTCCTCCGTCCCTGAATCTTTTCCTTGTTCTAGACTTGACAATTCTATAAATACCGCTGGTGCTAATAATTCTTTCCTTATTGCTGGATATATTTCACATGTCTGTAGCGCTGGTATCTCTGCCTTTAGCGTATTACAGATTGCCTCATGTAAATTAGTCCAAAATGCCGTCATAAAATAACTCATGTGTAAAATATTTTTCAAATATCCTTTCAACTTCATAATTAACAAGATTTTCTATTATCCTTGAAGCCTCAGGTTCAAGTGGTAGTTTAATCTCCTGTATCGGTAGTGCTGTTCTTCCTACACGTTTAAAGATACCACGATAGCCTCTTGGCATCGTTGCCATGAATGCATCATCAAATGCTGTTCTTATTTTTGCTTGTTTTATATTTTTCATTCTCACATCATATAGATATACCCTAATTAAAACTTTCAAAGCGCTTTTCCTTGCCTTGATAATTCTTAGTCTTTTTCTAATTACTTTTAGCCTAATTTGCTTTTCTTCACTGATTTCTCGGACAGCCTGAGATTTTAACCATAATGCCGTTTTGTTTAGTGCTCTTACCGCTGCCAATTCTATTTTGGCTTTGTTAGCATCAATGTTGTGAATAATCCTCTCAATATTTTCATTAACCTCAATGTTAAACATCCTTCTCTCCAAGTACTGTACATTTTATATTCCATACTATTCCTGAATTATCTCGCAGCGGTGGAGAATATACTTTATATTTACGACCATCAATAACAAAAATATCTCCCACCATCGGCCTCAGTACATCAAAAACATTTACCTCAAGAAAAAGCATCTCTCCCACAAATTGTCCTTCACCAATCTCGTATAATTTATCTGGCTGTTGCTTTAGTACTTGTACCATATATGACTTATCCTTTGATTCATATAAAGCTACCTTTCCTAAATGGGCAAAACAATCTTTCAATAATCTCTTAATATTCTCTTGCACATTTCTCCGCTATATACTAACATTTATATGCTAAGAAGAGGTAAAGCATTCTTCTGCCTCACACCGCTTTATATTTGCTCTACCTATGTTGCAACAACCTTGATTAATGTTGCTGGACGGTGGCACATTGGCAGAGGATTTGACTGTGTATGTAAATCGGTCCCTCTATCAAATCTTCTTGGCTCTTGTTTTGCATATAGTGGCTGTCCAAGAGTATTTACTGTCTCATTAAAATCTGCTGGTGCAAAATATGTTGTAAATGTGCTTGCTGTTCCTAGTGGAAAACAGTGCCTTGTATCTTTCTCAATAAATCTTCTCACCTTTCCTTCAGGATCAGTTGCTTGTCCTCTATATTCCTCAAACGTTATGCCACAGAACGCAAATCCTGACCTCATATCATTTCTTAGCGCTGCTCCTTCTTGCCATCTCTCATATGCTTCTTTCACTTTAGTATGAGAAGTAAGTGCATCAAAAAACTCAGGGCTTACTAAAGCATGAATTCCTGTCATATATTCACCACTTAGATTATCTTCTATGTGCCTCAATACTTCCAGACACTTACGTTTTACATCAGTTGTCGCTGTTCCCAGTGCAAAATTTACTACTTTTGGTGTTATTTCAAATTCGTTGTACAGATTTAACAATTCACTGCCATCTGCGTCCAGAATTATTCCTTTCAGCGCTCCCATACGCAAATGCTCCAACGTTATTGCATGTTTATTTCTCATTAGCTGCAAATGGTCAGTTATTACATCTGCCAGCGCTTTAAGTTCACTTTCTGATCCAAATGCTCTTATTCCCTGTACTTCTTCTGGTAACACTACATCATCATGTGGAATATGTGGAATCGTAAATGTTCTTACCTTTCTTTTTCCTCTTTTTCCTACTGTTGCTGGTGCTCCGGGTAACTGCGTTGGTAGTAAACTTAATACTCCGTTGTGTTCTTCTATGGTAATATGTCTAAATCTTACTGATCTACTTGGAAACAAATTTAAATTTTCAACGCGTCCATAATTTATCGGCAATATATTCATCGCATTTGTTAGTGCCGTCATGCTAAATGCTATATTTGTAAATGGATTTTGCATTTTTTCTCTCCCTTTTTTCCTATTAATTTTAGTTAAACTCCCTTGCGAATGATGATCCCTCGTGCTTCAAGTTGCTTTATTGCTGCAGCTTTCTGCTCTTCAGTAATATTTGTTGGCCATACAACTGCATGATCTGCTAGCATTGCACTGCGAGTAATAATTACTCCTTTAATATCAGAATCTTTGCTATGTATATCGGTTGTAATTACTCCTACTGCTGTTTGTGTGCCGTCTGTTCCACTGGGGTTCAGTACTCTAATAAAACCATCTTCTGTCTTCCTGGCAACTACTGTACCAAGTTTGATATTTTGACCTTTTGCTACTGTTATTTGGTCTCTTGAATATAGGCTGGATACTTCATATTTTAAAAGATCACCAAGGTTATTTTGTTCTGTTATAGTACTCATTTTGCTTTTCTCCCTTTGTTATATATTTTAAATGCCTGATTGCGCACGACTTTTCGCTATCTGCATCATCAACTCTTCTCCTGAATTCTGTGGTATTGCACTCAGTATCTCTGTCTTCTTTGTTCTTTCTGCAAGTAATTCCATTAAAACTTCCCTTGCTTGCTCAACACTTACGCTTTGCTCAATAAATTCTCCTATTTTCTCTGGCATTCGTGATAAGTTACATAAACGCATTAATTCAAGAACTTCATTACGATACTTAGTTAAATTATCAGTTTCTAGGTCAGTTCTAGTTTGTTCATTCATAGTGATACTCCTGTTTTTATTAATAAATTTAAACCCCGAAAGAATTGTAATTCCATCCGCAAGGCCTATCTCTACTGCATTTTCACCAAAATATAGCCCTGCTTCTGTTGATCGAATCTTTTCAATTGAAAGACCTCTATTTCTTGCTATTAGCTGCAAAAACATTTCATATAGTCGATCTACTTCTTTTTGTAAGCTTTCCAGACTTTCAGACGTCATTGGCTCATGCGGATTTAAATCATTTTTTTTACTTCCTGCAAATACTGTCGTATATTTTATTCCCTGTTTTTCATCAAACCCACTTTGATCTATATGACTTGCTATTACTCCTATACTCCCAACTCCTGAAGTGCGGGTGAGAAAAATCTTTTCAGCACTAGAAGCAATCGCATACGCAGCAGAATACGCATCGTCATTTGCTATTGCGATAATTCTCTTTTTTGCTCTTGATTGATAAACAAAATCAGCAAGGTCAAATATACCGTTTACCTCTCCTCCGGGACTATCTATGTCCAGTAAAATAGTCTCTATACTACTATCTTCTAATGCTTGCTTTACTTGTACTTCTATTTGCTCATATGATGTCATTCCGAGCATTTTATCAAACGCACCTGGTTTTTTCGTCAAGATTCCATGAATTGGTATAATTGCAGTTCTTTCTACGTTACTTTTGATGGAGTGCTTTATGTTTTTAAACGTGGGATGTTTTTGATTGTTCAATGACAATAGCTCAAAACTTCTTGGCTCAAGCATTA